CAGTGGGGCGAAGGTTCGGGTGGCAGCATTTCGCAATGCGGGTTTTGACCGATTGAAGAGGGCTTCAAATGGGCGATAAGGGGGCATGCGCCAGATGCTCCTTGTCCTGCTCCTCCTTGCCACCACTGCCCCGGCGGCCGCTGCCGAGCTCGAGGTGATCGACGGGGACACCTTTCGGCTTGGCCGGGACACCATCCGGATCGAGAACATCGACGCTCCCTGAGACGAACCAAGCCCGCTGCGCCGAGGAGAAGCGGCTGGGGGATCGGGCGACTGTCCGTCTTTCCGACCTGCTGGGCTCTGGCCAGCTCGAGCCTTACCCGCAACCCGAGGGACAAACGGGACCACGATCGCCACGGCCGCAAGCTGCGCCGGGTGTCGGCTGGCGGCGTCGATATCGGCGAGACGCTGATCGCCGAAGGTCTGGCGCGGCGCTGGGACGGACGGCGCCACCCCTGGTGCTGATCAGTCCGGGTCGGTCGGCTTGCCGGTGGCGATGTCCTTGAGCCAACCCCTCCTGAGGCCGAGATGCCGTTCGATGTCGTCGAAAAGCTCGGCGTCGTTGGCGGGAGGCTTGTCGGGGCTCAGCCGGCGGGCGCGCGCGATCGCCGGGCCAAGCGTGGGATGAACGCTGGGGGCTGGCGGCTTGTGCGGGATGGCGGGACGCTTCATCAGTGCCACCGGCTTGCATCGCGCGGCTGCCGCCTTTCGAGCTCGCGCTCGTAGATCTCCAGCGCCAGGGGCGTTTCGATGATGGCCAGCAGCCGGTCGAGGGCTTCCGTTGGGCTGACGCCGCTGTCGGGCGGCAGGCACTCGTAAAGCACGTCGGACACGAGTACGACGATGTCATCGGCCGAGGTCGGCTGGTGGCCGAGGTGGTGATCGGAAAGCTCTTCGGGGGTGGGGCTTCGGTCAGGCATCCTGCGCCTCCTCGAGGTTGGCATCGGCCGGCGCCTTGTCCTCGCGCAGGCCCTTGAACGATGGATGGCGAACGAGGCCATCGGGGGTGATCTCGGCGAACTCCACCTCCGCCAGCAGCCGCGGCTCGACCCAGTGTGCCACGCGGGCCTCGGCCCTCGGCATACCCCTGATGCTGGGAGGAGCGTCCGTGCGGATCAGCTTCAGCACCTCCAGCGTCTGGCGGCGCAGCCGGTCGGTGAAGCCGGTGCCGACGCTGCCGCGATAGACCAGCTCGCCCTGCTCGTAGGTGGCGAGGAAGAGGCCGCGCACGTCGTCGGGCCCGTAATCCGGGGGGCGCCAGCCCACCAAGACGAATTCCTGGCGCTGCGTGGTTTTGATCTTTAGCCAGGCGTCGGAGCGATCGCCGGCAGCGTAGGGCGTGGTCGGGCGCTTGGCCACCACGCCCTCCATACGGTTCTCGCGCATCGCGGCGAGCAGCGCCGGGCCATCGGTGGTGTGCCAGCTGTACTGGACGGGCGCGCCGGCGGGGAGCCGTTCGAGCAAGGCCTCGAGCCGGTCCTTGCGCTCGGTCAGCGGCAGGCGCGCGATATCCTCGCCATCAGCGACGAGCAGGTCAAAGGCATAGAAGACGAGCGGATGCCGTCCGTCGAGGCTGAGTTTGAGCCGGCTGAAGTCGGGGCGGCCCGCGTCATCGAGGGCGCACACTTCCCCGTCGATCAGGTGCGGTCCGGGCCCCAGGTCACGGAAGGCCGGGACGAGCCAGGCGAACTGCTTTGCCGTCCAGTCGATGCCGCTCGAGGAATAGATGCGGACCCGGTCGCCGGCGATGGCGGCCTGGGCGCGGTAGCCGTCATACTTCACCTCATAGAGCCAATCCGCGTCGGCCGGCAGCGCGCGCCGCAGCTGGGCTTTCTGCGGCTGCCGGAAGGCAGGGAGCTTGAGGGTAGAGTCCGAGTCCGTGCGCGATGGGCGCTTTTGGCGGTTGGCGGGCTTCAGCCCAGCCATGGCGAACTCGGGTACGACATGGCCGACTCAATGCCACGGCCGCGAATCGGTTGCGAGTCGACCGCTCTCGCCACGGTGAACTGTTGTGCCCCCTCGCTCGTTGCTGCTTCCGCCAAAGAGGAGAACCACAGATGGCAACGACAACGCGAGGCCGCGCTCAGGACCGGGCCCGGGTAGCAGGCGGGCAGGACCACGAGGTACGCTACGAGGCCCGCAAGGAAGGCGTCAGCAAGGGCCAGGTCAAGGCCGCGGTCAAGAAGGCCGGCAACTCGCGCACCAAGGTGGAGCAAGAGCTGAAGGCCAAATGAGCAGCCTGGCGCGCCGAGGGCGTTGCCTCGGCGCGCACAGACGAAGAGACCTCAGGACTGAATGCCCCCAGTGATGATCAGCTCGCGGGCTTCGGTGCCGGCGCCGCCGGCGATGGAGTAGCGGAGGCCTACCGGCTCACGGGTGAAGCGGGCGAAGAGCTCGCGGATCTGCGGCACGTCGTTGATCGACAGGATGAACCGGCCTTGAAGGCGGCTTAAACGGTCTGCCATCTCGGCGAACTGGTCGCGGGAAAAGAGCGCCGCGCCGTAGTCGTCCTCGCTGCCCCAGTAGGGCGGGTCGAGGTAGAACAGTGTGCCGGGGCGATCGTAGCGGTCGATGAGCTGCTGCCAGCGCAGGTTCTCGATGACGACGCCGGCGAGGCGCTCGTGCAGGTCGGCGAGCAGCGGGCCCAGCTTGTTGAGGTCGAAGGCGCCGCCCTCGGCGGGGGAGACGCCGAAATTGCGGCCGGCCACCTTGCCGCCGAACGCGGTGCGCTGCAGGTAGAGGAAGCGGCCGGCGCGCTCGAGGTCGGTGAGGGTCGCCGGGTCGGAGGCCTTGAGCCGCTCGAACTCGCGGCGGCCGGTGATCTGGAAGCGCAGCGTATCCATGAACTGCGGGTAGTGCCGCTGCAGGATGCGGAACAGGTTTGCGACATCGCCCGAGAAGTCGTTGATGACCTCGGCCCGCGGCTGGCGGCGCCGGCGCAGGAACACGCCGCCCATGCCGACAAAGGCCTCGGCGTAGGTGGTGTGGGGCACCCCGTCAATCAGTTCGACGAGCTGCCTCGCTAGGCGGCGCTTGCCGCCGATATATGGCGCCGGCGGCCAAGTCGGTTCGATAGAGCGGGGATAGTGGGGATAGTCGGGAGGCGTCATCTATGGGTTCCAGTGGACTCGATCCACGCTCGCCTGGCCCTCGCGCGAGGAGCGGCGGGTGGAGCACTGGTAGTGGTGCTTTGGGGGTGATGGTTGGCGCCGATCCCCCAGTTGAGGCGTTCGCGCGCCTCGGCCACCCGTCTCGCGGGGGTCTACTTCACGCCGTAGACGCGGATGGCGCCGCCATCGAAGGTTTGGCCGCTGCCGGTAAAGCGGATGGCGTTGACCACGGCGGCCGTGTTCGACGGCGCAGCCACGCACCCCACCGAAACGTCGGAGCCGCTGTTGAGGCGTGAGCCGGCCACCTTGGCCGCCGTCGCGGCCTCGCCGATGCCGAAAATATCGACCACGCCATTGAGCGCCGCAGCCGCCACCACGGTCGCGCTGGCAATGTTGCCGGCGGTACCGTAGGCAGCGCCATTCGTGCTGCTCGTCTGGACGGTGAACTGTGCCGTGTTGGCGAAGCTGACCCCGACGATCTCGCAGCGCAGCGAGCGGTAGCCCGCGGGGATGCTGGTCAGCACCGCCTCCGTGCCCGACGTGGTGGTCAGCGTGCCCAGCAGCGTCATACCGCCCGAACCGTAGAGCGTGTCGAAGTAGGTCTTGAGCGTCGCCTTGAGGTTGGCGAAGGTGAGCTTCTTGCCGGTGTTGCTGTCGGCGCTGTCCGCGATTGCGAACTGGTCAGCATCGACGGGGGTGGTCTTGGCCGTCAGCGCCGCGATGATGGCGCCGAGATTGCCGGAAAGCAGCGACGCCGGCACCTTGTAGGGAACCGAACCGATAAAGCCGTAGAGATAAAGCCCGACCAGCGTTGCGGCTTCGGTCAGCACTGACGCCTTGCGGTCAGTCATTGGTTCCAATCCTCTTCCAACAGAAGTTTGCCGCCGTCCTCGAGCAGCAGGTAACCGCCGTCCTCAAGCAGCAGGGCTGCGTACATTTCGCTGGCGGCGTAATCGAGCGCGACCCAGTCGCAGGTGAGGCCGGGGGCCGGGGCCATGTCCCAGAGCAGCACTTCGCGGCTTGATTGGCCGAGCGTGCCAGTGGTGACGAGGCAGCCTTCGACCAGGAGGTCGCCGCCGCCATCAGTCGGCATGGCGAAGGGCGTGGTGAAGGCGACGCGGTGGCGGTCGGTGTTGTCGAAATCGACGGCGAAGGCGCCGACGCTGCCGTCCATCAGGCGGATTTCGACGCCGCGATCGAGGCCGTTGGCATCGGCATGGGTAAAATCCCATTCCTCGTCGAGGACGAGGCCGGTGACGTTGCCGCCGCCTGTCAGCACCTGGCGCACGCGGCCGCGGCCGCCCCTCTTGCCGAGCACGTCGACTTCGAGCCGCATCAGGTCGCCGAGCTGGTGCTCGAGGTGCTCGATGTCCTGCTTGAACTTGTGCAGCATGGAGCGGTGGCGGGCGAAGCGCAGGTCGCGCAGGGCGCGGCGGATGGCCTGGGCTTCGCCGGTGATGCCCTGGTACGTGATGCTCTCGAAGCGGGTGGCTTCGAGGCGCATCACGTCCTTTTCCCACGCCAGCGTCGCCACGTGCGACACGCCGGCCGCCAGCGCCGTCGCCGCCACGTCGAGGGCGTCATCGGCAAGCACCGGGCTCACTTCGACGCCGTTGATGGTCAGCGTCCCCGCCCCGCCGGCATAGTCGAAGTCGGCGAGCGGGACCGTCATCGCGTCGGCGAGGCGGGTGACGGTGGCGGCCGTGGTGGGGATGTAGGAAGAGACCGTGGTGCCTTCCACCAGCTCAGCGCCCCACGCGTAGACGTCACCGGTGGCCGGCGCGACTGAGTGGGGATAAAGCAGCAACCGGATGCCCGTGTAGATACCGGTGTTGAAGACCAGGGACAGGCGAAAGACTCCGTCGCCTACATCCTCGGGCTCGGCCGCCGAAATGCCGGTGGCCAGAGCGACGGTCGGCACACCGGCTGTCCAGTTGATGCCCAGGTTGCCGATGGCCACCGTCAGGGCGCTGTTGAATATTCTCAGCCGAGACGTCGGGGACGAACCGGCTTTCACGTAGATGCTCGCTCGATAGTCGGTGCCCGCCGCGACCGTAGTCGTGGCAGACTGCACCCGCCCCGAGGCCGACCCGGTACCCGTGACTTGCGTCAATCCGGATGTGCCATCGGGGGCGGTGCCCGCACCGAGGGTCACCGTCGCGGCGGCCGTCGACCAGCTCGCCCCTCCGATGGCGCCGGACTGCAAGAGCAGGTTCGTCGCCTCCGCCTCGAACAGCGCCCCGAGCGGATCGCCGGTCAGCGGATCGTAATCTAGCCGCCAGGCGCCGCTCGCCACCGTCTCCACCTCGCCTGCGGCATTCACCCGCGTCGCCACCGAGGCGCGCGAGAAATAGCCGGTGCCGTCGATGTCGCTCTCGTCGCCGTTGACCGTCGCCGTGTCGGTGAGGAAGTCGAGGTCGAGCGGCACCGGGTCGGCCACCGCGGCGTAGCCATCGGCATAGGCGATGAGCTCGCGCACCTCGTAGTCGCGCGTTTCGTCGGCGAGGTTGACGCGCAGGGCGTGCGGCAGGCGGCCGAGCGGCTTTTCGAAGGAGTAGCCGCCGATATTGCGCAGGTTGATGAGCTTGCCCTGCGCCGAGGGCCGTGGCCGGTCGATAATCACGCCATAGGTCGCCCCGTTGCGCGGCCGGGCAAAGCCCGCCTGGGCAATGACCGAGAGCACCTGGTCGACCGGCTGGCCGCGGAAGACCGCGTTGACTTCGAGCCCTTCGGGCGCGCACCAGGCGTGCCAGTCCTCCAGCGGATCGACGAGGCCCTCCGGCGTTGGCTCGGCGTTCTGGGGCCCGGTGAGCACGCTGCGATACCAGCTCGCCGGGTTGCGGCTCGGCTGGTCGGCCACCCACTCGGCGCCGTCCCAGTCGGGCACCAGCCCCGAGGCGAGGCAGTCGACCCGGTCGAGCGAGCGGTTGCGGGCCTTGATGGCGATCAGCGTGGTGGGCTGCCGGCTCAGGTCGAAGGGATATTCGTCGCGGATCGACTGGATGGCCGAGACCGAAATGGTATCGGCGAAGAAGGTCTGGCCGTTCGGCACCTTCGTCTGCCCGCCCGACGAGACGGTCGAGAAGAAGTCGTAGAGGGTGATCGAGTTGGCGCTGATGGTGTGGACGGTCGACGAGGTGATCGTGAGCGCCCCCTTCGATGCCGAATAGCCGCGCTTCACCTCGATCTCGTAGGGCGCGTCCTGGGCGAAGGTGGCGGTGTCGAGATAGACCTTGACCTGCTGCTTGTTCGCCCAGTCGACCTTGTTGGTGGCGAAATAGGCGTCGGCGCTCCAGTAGGTCACCGAAGCCGTGTTGTTCTGAACCGTGGGGTACATCCAGCTGAAGCCGCCATAGTTGGCGGTGAAGCCCGCCACCGAGCCCGGCATGTCGGCCGGCGCCAGCCACTGGAAATCGAGAAAGACGCGCATCGGGCCGTTGCGCTTTTCGCCGCGCAGCAGGAACTCGGGCAGGTTGTACCAGTCGCTGGTGCCCTTCTGGCGGATCCGCACCCGCAGCGCCGTGATGGCGGGGCCCGGATCCTCGCTGAACCCACCGGTATAGACGAGGCCCTGGTCGGCCACGAGGAAGAGCTTGGCCCGGTCGACGCCGAGTTTCGTCTCGATCTTGTGCCACTGCGGCGCGTAGGGCGAGATCGTCGTGTCGACGACGTTGGTGGCCTCGCCGGTCGACTCCATCCGGAACTGGCTGAGGCGCAGGTTGAGCGGCACCTCGTAGCGCGTGTCGGTGACCAGCGTCAGCGCCGCGTCGCCGGCCAGGCCCTGGCGCACCTCGTATTCGATGTCGGCCGCGCCCTCGATGGCGGTGCCGGCATTGCGGATGTCCTCGATCTGGTGCGGCCCGTCGAGCCCGTAGACGGCGGTGACGATCTGGTCGTCGCCGTCGAGCTGCGAGAAGGGCGGCATCACCAGGTCGGGCACCACCCGGCGCGTGCCGGCGACGCGCTGCAGCGGCGCGCCGGGCTCGAACGTGTTCTGCGCGGACGCCACGCCGACCTCGCGGGAGCCCGATGCCTGCTGCCCCTGTCCCTGCGGCTGCAGGCCCTGGAGCAGCAGCGAGGCGGCAAGCGACAACCCGCCCGCCACCAGGTTGGCGCCGATCGAGCCGGCGGCGAAGGCCGAGCCGAGAAAGGGCAGACCGGCACCGCCGACGAAGATCGAGGCGCCGGCCAGCGCCACCACGGCCAGCGTGCCGAGAATGCCGTTATTGCCCCCTTCGAGCGGCAGCACCACGGTGAGGAGGCAGTCGCCCTTGGGCCGGATGCGATGGTAGGGGAAGCGGTCCGAGTCGATCAGCTCGCCGTTGAGCTTCACCCGCAGCAGGGGCCGGATGGCCTCCGAGCGCAGCGGCACCAGGGCGATGATTTCGGCGAGGCTGATTTCGGCCGGGCGCGGCAGCACGATCGGCGGCCCGGCCACCCCGAGGATCGGGTCGGTGAAGGCGCGGACCGGAAGCAGCTCAGTCATTGTGGCCTCGCAAGGGCCAGCGGCCGGAAGATGCCGACCACGCGGTTGGCGAGCGGCGTGCCGCGGAAGGCCCGCAGGGTGGCGCCGGCGGCGCCCTCGATGTCGATCATCCATCCCGGCCGGACGACACAGCCGATATGAATGGGCAGCCGCAGCACCGCGCCGCCGCTGCGCACGAGGCCCTTGAGCAGCACCGCGTCGAGCGCGCGCTCCTCGCCGGCGGCCACTCGCCGCCAGGCGGTGCCGGCCGCCATCGCCAGCCCCACCGTCTCGGCGATCGCCGCCGATTCGGAGATGCCATCGAACTCGCCGAGCGCGACGCCGGCATGGTCCGCGACAATCTGCCGGTAAAGTCCCCAGCAGTCGACGTGCGGCCACTGGCGGCCGCCGCGCCGGTAGGCGGCGTCGAGATAGGGCCCGAGCGCGATCACCAGAAGGCCGCCTTGAACACGGATTGGCGCAGCCAGCCCCTGGGCCAGAAATCCTGCGTCAGCGAGGGCCGGCTGAGCTCGGCATCCACCACCTGCGCATCACCCCGGATATTGGCGAATTCGAGCAGCCGGTGCGGTCCACCGACGATGTCCGAGGTGTCCGAGGCCAGCACCACCGTGATGGTGACGGTGGGCGGGGTGGAAATGGCGTCGACCAGCTGGCCGATGACCGTGTCGACATTGGGGATGCGGATGGTGCCGCGCGGCTGCGTCTCGCTCTGGCCGGGCGGCGTCACCTCGATCGGCACCGACACATAGGTGCCGGCCACCGCCGCCACGTTGCCGCTGGCATCGAGCAGATCGGCGGCATAGACGACATCGCTGCCGGCATCGGTGACGAGGATGGGCGCGGCGAGCTCGTCATGTTCGATGGTGAGCAGCGTGGCGAAAACCTCGCCGGTCTCCTGCGGATAAGCCGCATCGCGATAGGCCTGGCTGAGCGTCATTCGAGCCCCCCCAGCAGGGTGTGCACCCAAGCCGGCGAGATCTCAGCCGTGCCGTTGAACCACTCGTAGAAGGCGGTTTCGCCGGTGGTGCAGCGGAACAGGCGGCGGGCTCGCAACCAGGTGACGAACTCGACCAGGTACCAGCGCGGTGTCAGGCCCACCCGGCCCAGCAGGTAGCGGTTCCAGCACCAGTTGCCGACGCCATACTTCGATCCGATGATCTGCCAGCGCTTGCCAGCAAGACGAACCGCGCCGTCGAGCTCGGCAAAGGCCGGCGAGCGCCCGCTGAAGGCCTGCTCGAACTCGGCCTCGCCGATCGACAGCATCTCGGCCCGGCTGGCGAAATGGCCGTTGTCGCCATCGTTGCAGGCCACATCGAGGTAGAGCGTCATGGGAGCGCCGCCCCTTCGAGCGAGAGGCTGACCAGCGATTCGACGCCCGACAGCGGGGCGATCGACCAGGGCTGGTCGGTATCGAAGGTGAAGCGCCAGGTGGCGCCGGTCATCGGGTAGACCCACTCGAACTCGAGCGCGCCATCCTCGAGATCGTCGTTGAAGAAGGCCTCGAAGTCCTCGACCTGGTCGGCCGTCATGATGAACTGCAGCGTCCAGAGCTGGCTGCGGGCGGTCGAGCGCCGGCGGCGCTTGCCCTTTCCCACCTCAGTGCCGAAGGCAACGATGTTCGGGCGCGGCGAGCGGCTGAAGCCGTTGCGGCGGGGATGTTGCGGCAGGGTTGCGGGCCAGGTGGCTGCCATTACTCTTCTCCCACGCTCTGGCTAGCGCCAACCGCTTTGGGGCCCATCACGTGCGCCTCGTGGTCGGGCTGATGCCGTGGCGGCTGGCGAAGCCGCGGCCGAGGCGGCCGTCGCTCAGGCGGCGGTCGATCTCGCCGAAGATGTAGTCGAAGCCGCCGGTGCCGTTGGGGCGCACTTCCGGCTTCGACGGCACGCCATAGAAATTGTTGATGGGCTGCATGGCGGGCGCGTTGCCGCGCGTGTGGTCGACCACCGTCTCGTCCGGATGCAGCAGGCCGAGGAAGCCACCCTTGCCGTCGAGGCCGCCCGCGCGCGGGCCGCGGCCGGTGGAGCCACCGCCATCGAAGCTCTTGACACTGCCACTGAGGCCGCCGAGGCCGGGCAGTGACTTGAAGCCACCCATCCCGCCGACACCGAACAGCGATCCGAAGATGCCGCCCGCCGCGCCGATGGCGTTGTTGCCGCCGAAGGTAGTGGCGCTGCCACCGAAGGCGAAGTTCTTGAGCGGGTTGGTGATCGCCATCTGGAAGGCGAGCTTGGCGAAGTCGCCGGCGATCGATTGCAGCGTGCCGAGGATGTCCTTGCCGCCCGCAAGGATGGTGTCGGTCAACCTGTCGAAGGCGTCGCGGCCGACGTTGGCCAGCTCATCCCAGGCGGTGCGCTGCTCCCTGACGGCGTCGGTGGTCTTCTTGACCACCTTAGCCTTGTCCTCCTCCTGGCGCCGCAGGGCGTTGAGGCGGGCGTGTTCAGCCACGTCGGAGAAGAACTGGCCGGCATAGTCGGTCTTGCCGCGCTCGGCATCGCGCTTGTCGAAGCCGCTCCACGCCTGGCCAAGCCGCGCGGCCGCGGCGGCCCCGCCGAAATCGACCTTGCTGTATTCGATCCTGGAGGGGCTGCCCAGGCTGGCCAGCGGCCGGCCCAGCCCGGCCTTCTCGGCCATGCCGTTGATCGACGCGATCATGCCGTTCACCGAGGCGATGATCTCGCGGATGGTCCAGGTGACCGCGTCGGACGCGGCCTGCATCCCCGTCTGGAAGGCGACGGTGATGGAATCGGGAATGGTGCCGATCGCGGTGACGACGCGGTCCACCACGCCCAGCCAGGTGCGGGCGTACCAGTTGACCACGTCGGCCGTGACCTTGGTGACGGTGTCCCAGTTCTCGTTGAACCATTTGGCGATGCCGTCGATCGCCGGCTTGATGAAGTCGTAGATATAGTCGCCGAAGGTCTGCAGCACGGCCAGCGCCGTGTCGCCCATCGTGACCTCGATGCCATCGCCGGTGCGGTTGATCTCGTGCGTCAGCCCGGCGACAGCGGCGGTGACGGCCCCGACAGCGAGCGCAACCGGCCAGAACTTCGTCACCAGCCCCACGGCGATCTTGCCGGTCTCGCTCAACGCCTTGCCGAGCCCGCCCGGCCCGTAGATGGTCGAGATCTGCGAGCCCTGCTGGATGGCCACCATGGCCGGGTTCATGCCCGAGGCCAGCGAGACGAAAATATCGTTGAGCTGGAAGACGAGGTTGGCCCGCTGCGCCGTCGCCTGGCGCATGACGGCGTTGTTGGCGGCCTGGGCGGCGGTGTTGGTCTTGATCGCGCCAGTGGCGGCGGCCGTCGCTGCCGCCTCCGCCTCGACCGAGCGGGCCGCGTCGAGGGCGGCGCGGGCCTTGCGGAGGGCGGCGCTGGCGGCGGCGATCTCCTCCTTGGTCGCAGCCTGATTGGCCTTGAGGCTGGAGAGCGCGGCCTGGGCCCGCACCTGCTCGGCCCGGGCTGCGGCGACGGCGGCGGCATTGACCTTCTTGAGGCCGGCATCGGTCTCCGCCGCGGCCGCCTTGGCGCCCGACGCGTCGCCATCGATGACAAGGGCGGTGCGCAGGGTCATGGGCGGGGCTCGTTGAGCGCGGCCGCGGCGAGCCGCTCCATTTCGCGCAGGCCGTCCCACAGCTCGGGCGTGAGCTCGAAGCCGCTCAGCTCGAGCGCCACCCTGGAGGCGGTGTAGTCGAGGCCGAGCCAGATCACGCGGGTCTTGAGGCCGTCGCTCACGCTCGCCACCCGCCATTGCGTGTCGCAGGCATAGAAGGCCGCGAGGATCTCGACGTGCTCGGGCCACAGGCCCTCGGCCTCGCCGAGGTCGGCGCGCAAAGCGGCGATCGACTGCGCATCCATGCCGGCCTTGATTGCATCGACGACGACTTCCGGTTCGGGGCCATCAGCGAGGAGCCCGGCGCCACCATTGGCCCAGGCCCGCGCGGCCCATCTCAGTTTCCCGCCGCGGCCCGGGTAGCGGCCGCCTGGTAGGCCTTGAGCAGCGCCACCCGCACCTCGATGCGGTCGGCCAGCGCGTCGCGCAGCTCCGGCGTGAAGGGCACCGGCGCGCCCGCCTCGTCGACCAGGTCGCCGAGGTCGACCAGGGCTTCGGCGAGCATGGCGCGCTGGCCCTCGTCGGTGGACATGGTCTCCTCGGTGGTGCGGCTCACCGGCAGGATCTGGAAGGTGGCGTCAAAACTGTTGTCGAGCTTCTCGCCGTCGACCTCGATGATGAGAGAAACCCGCTCCTTGACCCGCGGCCGGGTGGAAATCCTGAAAGCCATCGTTTGTCCTCTTCGTGTGTCTGTCGTCTGTCTCACCCCGTCATGGGGGCTGGTGGTCGAGAGAGCCGCTCCGCCGCTGCAGCCGCCCCCTGGTCTCGCGACCTGTCGGCGGACGCGAACGGAGGGGGGTGGGCTAGGTGAGTGCCAGGCTCCACTGGTCGTTGCCCGTGTTGGGCAGCGGCACGCCCTCGAGGGGCCATTCGAGGATGTTCTGTTCGTTCTCGAAGCCGCTGAGGCGCTTGAGCTGGGTGGTCGGCGCCGAGAGCGTGGTGATGTAGCCGGCCGCCGTGCCGTGAACGAGGGACACCGGCACCTGCGTCTGCGCCAGCGCCAGGCTGAACGGGTTGAACGAACTTACCGGCTGGGCCTCGACCCGCATGGCGAGCGACTCGGCGCGATCGACGATCAGCACCTGCTCGGAGCCCACCAGCAGGCGCGGCTCGACCTGGTTGCCGAGATCGAGGATGGTTTCGCGCATGACGAAGGCCACCGAGTTGATGGTGAAGGTCGGCGTGTTCGCCTTGGTGACCGGCAGCGGCGTCTTGAACGCGGTGTAGGTCGGGGTCGCCTGCGACGCCTCGGCCGGGGCGCCGTAGAGGCCGATGAAATCGCACTCGAGGTAGGGCAGGCCCTGGGCGGTGAAGCGCAGCCGCGCCGTGCCGCGCATGCCGGTGATGATCTGCTTGGTGTCGCCATGCCAGATCCAGGCGGTGGCCGAGGAATGGCCGGTGGTGACCGGGCGATAGGTGACCGAAGTCGAGGCGACGATGGTTTCCGAGCAGCCCAGCGCCTTCATGATCGGGCCCCAGGCCGGCGCGGTGCCGGCGGTGCCCGAGGGCACGAGCTCGACGTTGAACTGCAGCCGGCAGCGCACCCCGACCGGGATCATCGCCTGGGCGCCCATATAAGGCCGCTCGAGCTCGCGCGAGACGTCCTCGCCTTCCATCGGCGAGAGCCGCACATTGGTGGCGAGGATGGCGTTGGCCGACCCGGTGGGGGTCGGGTCGGTGCCGTAGGTGACCTCGGTCTTGATGAGGAGGAGCTTGCTCTTCCAGAAGATCGGCGCGGGCATTTAAGCGTCCTTCAAGGGCTGTTCAGCCGGCTTCGGCGCGGCCGGGTGGTCGGGGTGGCGCTCGTCCCAGGGCTGGATAGTCTCCTCGAGCGTCTCCCAGACGTCGAGGCTCGGGTTCCAGATGTGCGTGCCGCCCGTCGCCGGCGGCGGCGGGATGTCGGCCGGCTTCTTCGGCGCTTTGCTCATGCGATGATCCTCAGCTGCAGCCCGATGACGTGCTCGAGCTGGTAGATGACGCGGCCGTTGACGAGGCTCGACACTTCGG